GACCTTTGTCAGGTCGCCGAAGGTATAGGTCGCGTCGGAAAAGACCGTGTTGCCCTGCACGTCACGGATGGAGATCAGCGCGTCCTCGACCATCACCTCATAGGTCTCGCCGAAGTTCGGACGGATCTCAAAGATCGGATAGTCGGCTGTGATCTCGCGCTTGTAGATCGACCCAAGCTTCTGGTCCACCGTCCGCGTCGCCTTGATCCGCACGTTCCGGGCCGCGCGAAGCGATGCCAGGCGCAGATCGAGGTCATCCGCCTCAAGGAACTCCTCGCGCGGCTCTCCAATGATGAAGCTACGCTGCGTGATGGTCTGCTTTGCCACTGTCAGGTTTCCCGGTCGATATAGCCGCTTCCGCCAAACCGGGCCTGAGCGTACCGGCTGCGGCGGTAGGGCTGCGTTGCCGACCGGCCACGGGACGAGTTCGTCCGGGCGCGCTGGAAGTATTGCTCCGCTTGGGCCTCGGCATCGCGGGCGCCAGAGCGGTCTTCGCGGAAGGTCAGCAGGATCGCCTGAAGCTTGAACTGCACGCCCCGGGCGAAGTTGGCGCTCCAGAAGCTGGTATCTGCCGCCTCGGAATATTCGATGAACACGCCTTCATCCTCGTCGACGTAGACGTAGGAGCCGTCCTGTGCCCACTCCAGCGACAGATCCCGCACGCCCTGCTCGTCTTCCGTCCAGAGGCGGCGCACATGAAGGGCATCCGCCGGCACCATGTAGGCGTCGGGGAAGCCAAACTTCCCATCCGCACGGGTCAGGAGTTCCGCCTGCTTGCGCGCGAAGTGCAGGTTGCTGTCTTCGAGTTCCGCCTCGACGATGCCCGGCCAGTTTCGGCTGAGAAGCCGCCACTCGACCGTGCCGTCGTTCTCGGCCAAGACCTCATCAAAGCCCTCTGCAACGAGAGCCGCGTTCATGATCTGGAGCATTTGGAATGTCGTTGCCATGCCGAGAACCTGCGGCAGGGCCTGTTTTCACGCTATGCACGTCGGGAAAGCCAGCGCCCGGCCGTAGCCGGGACGGGATAGATGTCACCCTCGCTGGAAGTGCAACCGGAGCCGACGGCGGGGGTTTCGCCCGCGACCTCCCTAACTCAAGGGTACTCTCCTGCGCTGAGCTACGCCGGAACCGATTGCGCGATCCGTATACCTCAAAAAGGTAACCCCGGCAAGTTTCCCTGCCGGGGTCGAGGAGACCGTCGCGCCGAGGGGAGGATCGCGTCAGGTCTCGTCCTCACTGTCCTCGTCTTCAAGAAGCTGAACCTTGTCCATCGCGATACGGACCGCCTTCACAAGGTCGGCCTTCTTCATCGGTTTGGACAAGTCGACGCCAAGTTGCAGGCCCGTCAGCTTCAGTTCGTCCGCAGTCATTTCTTCCGGCATCCGAACGCCCGGCGAGGACGTTTCGGCTGACGCCTCGGGCAGGATTGCGTACATCCCGCCCGAGTTCTTCACGTTGTCCATCGCCGACACATAGGACATGCTCATCGGCCGTTCGGCCTTGATCTTTTCCCAAATCGGCTTGGCGGCCTTGGCTGCGTCAGTGTCCTTCGGCAGCTTGTAGGTCGGGTTCGGCCCGACACGCACCATTTTCACTGTTTCACCTCAGATCAGTTTGGAGATGAAGGCGTTATAGGTGACCGAAGGCGTGGTGCCCTCGACCTCCAGGTGCAGGTCGACGTAGCGGTACTGCACACCGTCTTTTTCCGTGCGGAAGTAGAGGATGTGCTGGTCGCCGGCCACCGTGTCGCGGGTTTCCCACGCGCCGATGGTGGAAGCGTCACCGAACTCGATCGTGCCGAGGATCGTACCATCCGAGCGATCGGCGACGTTCGAGCCGATGATGCGGAAGTTGTAGACCTCGTTGGTCGAGGAGATGTCGATGGCCTCGACGTTGAGGACGAGAACCATGTCGGACATCGACGCCGCGCCCTGATCGAGTTGGGTGCCCTGATAACCCGTGGCGGTCACAGCCGCCTGGGCAACAGCGCGCTTCACCAACCCGGTCGAGGTGTCGAAGGCGAAGGTACGGGAGAATTGGGGAGTGGTCATTTTCGGGGTTCCTTCCTTACTTGACGATCGCGGCGTCGGTGATCGAGGTAAACCGCAGGGCGGAATACGGGCTCTCGATGCAGATGCCGTTGTCGTGGAGAACGTCCGTCCGGTAGTGGACGCCGTTGTTGATCAGGCCCAGATCCTTGACCTGCATGGGGGTGGTCTCGATCCCGCACACGCCCATCTCGCCGATGTGCATGATGTAGATCGAAGCCGTGACAGCGCCGCCGCCACCCGAACCGACCTCGTTGAAGGTCAGCAGCGGGCCGTGCTTGCCGATGCCGTAGCCGGTCAGGATCTCGACGCCCTGATAGCGCTCGACCCGGCGACCCATGTCCTCCACGTCGTTGGTGTAGAGACCACCGACGCCTGCATCGCGGACAGCCGCGGGCAGACGGTGCTTCAGCTTGTAGGGCATCAGCATGTGGGTCGCGTTCTCGACCAGCGAGATCGCCACGTCGAGGTTGGTGAGCGACAGAGCCGCACCGCCGGAGGCCGACGAGTTCGTGTAGATGCGGCTGTCGTAGTTCGAGCCGTCCACCGAAGAACCCACCGAACGGAGGCGCTGCTTCAGGCCGGTCCACTCGCGCGGTTCCGACTGGTTGTCGCCGTCGATGAAGTTCTGCGTCCACAGATGGGCTTTCGCCTTGATCTGCATCTGCTCTTCCATCGTCCGGCGCGACATGCCGTAGCGGTCGAGGATCACGCGGTCCACGTCGATCTGCCCCGCCATGGGGAAGCACATCTCGGTGTAGTCGTTGATTAGACCTTGGCCGGTCGTCGGGGTTTCGTTGATCCCGCGGAACGCCATGTTGGTCGGCAGGGCGCCTTCACGGAAGTAGCCGTAGCGGCCGCCGGGAGCGGTCTTGAACGGCAGGACGCGGAGAATGTCGCTCTCTTGGGGAAAGAGTTCGATCACCGCTTGCGATTTCAGGTCGGAGACCGTCTTCGCATATTCGACAAGGGTTAGAGCAGCCATTTGTCAGTTCCTTTCTTCGGAGCCCCTAGCGGGGCTGCGAGTTGGCGAGGGCAAGTTTCTGGCTCGCCGACATGCCGTCGGTGTTCGGGCCAGGAGGGGTGGAGGGGGGCGGCGAACCGCTGCGGGCTGGTGTCAGAAGCCGTTCCACCGCCTTGATGGCGCCGGAGTTCCGCAGCGCGGCCTTGAGGGCTGCGGCTTCATCTGCGGGTAGTCTGGTTTCCAAGGCGCGCTCGATCACCGCGACGCGGGCCTCGACTTGGGGCCGGGCGCCAAGCTTGCCGAGGTCGGCCTCGATTTCCTTTACCTGCTGCGCGTATTGAACGGCGCTGTACTTGGTCAGGACGACGAGAAGCTTCTTGCCTGTGTCGGCAGGCGCTCCAATTTCCTTGAGCAAGCCGCCAAGTTCGTCGTACAGCGGCTTGAAGTCGGGGTCGTCTGGGGTGAGCGGTGGCGGTTCCCAATCCTCAGGGAGACCAGCGCTGCCTTCGACCTTGAAGCCTTCGGGCAGACCGAACTCATATGCTTCGGGGATGGATGCTTCCCGTTCGGCGCGCTGTGCGTCGCGGGCGATGACCTCTTGGTAATGGGCGGTGAAGGCGGCGAGGTCAGGCGCACCGTCCTTGTGGAAGTCGGTCGGGATGAACGAGAGATCCGGCCCGGGAATGGGGGCCGGGGCAGGATCAGGTGTCGGTGCTGGTGCGCCCGCCGGTTCGGCTGTGTTGCGCGGCACGTTTTGCCAGAAGTTGGTCCATTTCATTGTTCGCGATCCTCCTAAGATCGCTGACAATGAAGGTCTGAGCGTTGCGTCCGACCAATGCACGTTCGTCGGCCATCAACGGAAGCTGAGAAAGTGAAACAGATTTTTCCAGCAAATCCATGAAGATAGCCCCCTCTTTTGTTTGGAGCATATCTCGGACCGCAGCCTCGGTCTCGTCAGCCGCCTTCTGCCCCGAAGGGCCAGTCATGCGGAGTTTCGTGAAATAGACGAGCAGCGGGCCGGGCTCACTGAGCAGGAGGGGGAGTGCCAACGGGGGCTCCTTGCTGGGCTTCGACAAAGACGATCAGTTCGTCGCCGGACGCCTTCGCCACGTTCTTGCCGGTGGCGACCAGATCGACCACCTGGCCCATGGCTTCCGGGCCGGCCATTTCCGCGAACATGCCGAGGTTCGACCGCGTGACCATCACCTTGTCCTGGTTCTGCGCCTTCTGGAGGGGCGACAGCGGCAGGACCGAGATTGCCTGACCGTTGTGGGTGATCGCCTCTGGCATCTTCCCAAGCTGCACCGCCAGGTACTCGAACCGCTGGACGAGGGGCTTGATCAGTTCCGTCCACATTGGCGCGGATGGTTTGCCAAGGCGCTGCTGCACCCGGCGGCGTTCGTCCAGCCATTGGGTTGCCGTCGGAGGGGTGTCGCCGCGCTGGCGGGGGCCGTCTTGGTAGAAGGCCGC